TAATCCTATTGAGCTACGCATTCAGCTAATACTACTGCTTTATACGTACCACCTGGGAATGCACGGTTACCACCATAAGTAGCTACTGATGTTGACTGTATCCAAACACTACCTGCTACGCTAAGTCCATATTGACGCATTGCACCTGTTGTAGTTGATGCAGACTGATATCCACTCATACCACTTTCACCCGTAGCTTTTACAGTTACAGCACCAGTCCACGTTACATTGTCAGACAATGAAGGACTTGAACTAAAGCTAGTAGGATAACTTACTTGTGCATAGTATGCGTTAGCTAACGTAGTATCAAAACGCACCACAGGAACTTGACCTGCGCTTGAAGGGTCTGTTGTTAAAGTGTATGCGTTAGGGTTACCATATTTACCTGGTGTTACATCTGCAACAGTACATCTACTTTGAACACTTCCATCTATGTCTATTGCTAAAATTGGAGTAGCTCCAATCATTAAACTTAATGCTATTAATAATTTCTTCATCGATATTGCTCCTCTATCATTGTATTCATTAGTTTATCTTGTCCTAGACTTCTTAAAGCTTTTCTATTATCCACTATATCTTTATCTTGTAAAACAATAGCTTCTTTATATATCTTACCTGGTATGGTTGCGACATAGTAAGTGTTAATGTTTGTTGCTTGATTTATAGATTGTAATAAAGCAGATTGTGATATGTCATTTGCAATAGTTAATGCATTTTCTGCAGTAGCTAAAAGCATTTCTAACTCTTGCTCTTTTTCTTCTTCTTCATCTTCTTCTTTAGCTTCTTCGTCTTCCTCCTTTAACAATTCTTTATCAACTTCTGCTTGCGCTAGTTGAACTGATTCATCTTGTAATGCATCATAATCTGGTATTTCAGGTAATTTAGGTGGTTCAGGTTTTTTATAACCTGGACAGTTAGGGTCACTCTGTGGATCAAAACAAGGGTCAAATCTATATATGTATCTAACTTCAGGATTTTCTATACTACCTGTTCCTTCTTGTTTAAGCCTACCATCACCAAACACTGCAATAGGTGTGTATGGTAAAGCAATTGTTCTTCTGACTTCTACACCACCTTCTCTTTGTGACCAATCCTGTACATCTTGAAATACATAACCACCACCTACTTTATCGTTTTCAAGCGTTACAATATAATCATCTTCTTTAACTTTAATAGGTGTGTATTTGTAAGTTACTCCTGAGATATCCATTCCGCCAATAGCATTAGTACCTAAATAGATAGGAGTCATTGACCACTGTAAGCCGTTGATTGCTGCGTTAGGTGTGTAGCCGAATGTGTAGCTAAAAGAAGATAAAGGCAGCAGCAGTAGCACCCATGATGCTAAGTACCTTATCACGCTTTTCTTGTGCAGTAAGTTCATCTTCATCCTCTGGCATAGGTACTAAATCAGTTCTAACTTCCCATGCTCGTTTAGCTTCTTCACCAATCAAGCCATCAATAGGACAGGGTGTACCTGCATCCATCATCGCTTGCCATACATCTTTATCTTGGCACATTATAGATACAGCGGCTACTTTCATACCCATATCATATAATCTACCTGCTTTTTTTAATCTAAGACAATTTGCTTCGGTGTATGTAGCACCTAAGCTTAAAGATAATATCTGTGTGCCTAAAGCACCACTAGAAGATATCGTACACAAATCTGAATTGTTACCACCTACATTAGGAGATATAGCTGAAGGTGGTGGAGACTTAACTGTAGTCTCATTTGTACCTGTAGTTGTTACAGTAGACGTAGTATTTTGTGTTATTGAACTTTCATCTACTGCCATTACAGGCAATACAAAGATAACCCAAAAACACGCAACAATACCTAAAGCTATAACATTGTTGCGCAATCTGTTAGACATTACCCTGTAGGTTCTGCGTTAGCAATTTGAGCATTTAGATCAGTTCCTACTCCTCCAGAATTAAGAGCAGTAACTGTTGTTACTGGTGTACCAGCTACATTAGTATTAATAGCCCAAGCATCTAATAAAGTTTTAAGATACTTCTGGTCAGCATTCCACTTAAATCCTTTAGCTTGTTCAGCTTTTAATGTAATGTCTTTACCCATTACACTATTAGCATTAGGTGTAGTGTTACCTGTTACAAGAGTTTGAGCAAATTCAGTTGTTTGTTTTTGCGTTAACAAAGCAACTTCTGCATTTGTTTTTTCTTGTCCTATTGTATATGCTACTGATTGTTGTAATGCTGATTGCATTGCTCCCAAGTAAACTGTTGCAAAATCTGAACCTGTTATTCTACCTAACTGATATTGTGCTTCTAAGTGTGTAGTAACAGCTTCCATCAGATCATCAAATACACCAGTACCTGTGACTACGTTATTAGTAACTGTTAAGCCACTGCCTTGTGTTAAGTTTGCTTGGGTTAATGCCATAATATTATCCTACTGATCCTGTTGCTTTTTGTTTAACACGTAACTTGTCAATTTCTTCTGGTGTTAATGGAGGTAACACTTCAACATTGTATGCTTTAATATTTTTAGGCTCCATAACTTCTTGACCATTACGAGTTGTTCTTGCAAAGATTTGGCATTCTGCTGCTTTAAGATGATTATATAAAATCTTAGGTATATGCCAACCTTCATCATTGTTATACGGAATATATTTTTTAACAGCTTGACCATCATTAATAACATTACTACCTACTGTAAATATATCACCTACAGCATCTACTTTTAATGGATCATTTGGTCTAACTATAACTCTAATTAAACTTAATCCTTCTGCAGCTTGTAAACCTTCTAACTCAATGCCGTTATAAGTGTAATTATCTATCATATCATCAGTAAGAATAGTAACTCCCATTTCAGCAGCTATTTCTTCATCTGTTTTAGCAGTTGATTGTTTTGTATTCATAGTTATATTTATTTCATCGCTATTATTAATATTTTCTAGTGCTTGCACTAACTTTTCTCTTTTACTGTTAAAGTGCATATTTACACCGTGATTACGTAACTCATCACTAATTTGTTTGGATGTCATTTCGTCTATGTTCATAATATCTCCTATATTAAGTCTTCCCCACATACGTAGTATGTGAGGAAGACAAGCTTAATTAAGCTTTTTTACACCAAATGATTCCTAGACGCTCAGGACGTAGAGCCATGAACCCATAGTACCACTTGATTGAGTAAAAACCCTTTTCACCGTAAGGGTCGTTCACGTCAGCAGTCTCTTTACCTGGCTTCTTGTGAGTAGTAGTGAACTTAAGGCTCTTACCATCAGTTTGGAAACCGATAGTAGTAAATGAACCGTCACCTACACAAAGCATAGGGTAAATGTCTGCATTAGATGCACCCGCACCTGAATCATACTGCATTTCAGGAACTACAACAAAACGGAACTGGTCTACTGAACCAATCTCACCGTTAAGGATTGTAGAAGCGTCAGCGTATTTCTCTACACCAACAAATCCTGAACCAACACCTGAACCAGATATATCAGTCATCTTACGTACCATTGGAATTAAATCTGGACCAATGTACATAACACGTCCACCGTTAACAGTTTTAGTATCTGTCATACGAGAACCTGAAATAATCTTAGTTTGCTTAGGTGTCTTGTTGTTATCTAGCGCAATAGACAATGTCATCAAGTCATTGTAAGTTGCTACAGCATTAACGTTAGCTTTTGCTGCTCCACCAATGAAATAAGCAGTACCGCTAGAAGTAGCAGTATTGATTAGATCTTTCTGCAATTGTGCTTCAGTCATTTCTGTTGCACCAACCATCATCTCTTCAGTGATGTGAGACAACAACTCAGAGTCTGAATCAAAATCTAGAGACTCTTGAGTGTACTCAGTGAAGAAACCTTGCTTGATAAGTGAACCAGTAATTTGTGTACGCTTGAAACCTACACGGTTAACTCTTCCACCATTCTCAGTTAATGCTGGTAGACGATCAGCGATTACACCAACATCTTTTGATGAACCGTAAAGGTTACCATACATTTGCTTAGTACTACCACCAGTACCAGCTGCAGTAGTTGCATTAGCTTGAGTTGCATAATAACCAGCATGAGTTGCAGTTGCTGCTGTCCAACCAGTACCACCTGATTGTAATGTACCTGCTTTATCCCAAGCCATGAACTTAGTACTAGTTTGAATTAGACCGTCAGCATCAATACCTTGGTCTGTTGTATTCAAATCATCTAGTAATGGTTGATATACATCTTGCTTGATTGTCTTACCATGATGCTTAGGCATAGCCCTAACATCTGCCAATGGCATAAAGTACTGAATGTCACGTACTTTAATGAGCGCTTTCTTAAAATAAAAGTCAGTGCGCGCTTGTGCACCTACATTACTGGCGCCATTTGCGCCTGTGCCGTATTCTAAAGCCATATTATTCTCCTATAGCTGTATATTAAAAGAGAAAGACTATACATCAGCTAACTTCATAAATTCTTCGTCAGTCATACCTAAGTAATTAGTTCCAACTGATTCAGTTTTGCCTGCAGTCTTTCTTGTTCCTGCTGCAGCTTTACGTTTTTGTTTTACAACAGCAGGGTCCTTTGCTTTAGCCTTCGGTACAGATGCAGGAGGAGGTACAACAGATTCCTGTTGACTTTGTAGTGTTCCTTGAGACTGTAAGTGTTCTGCTACTTGTCTATAAGCAACAACATCAGGTACATTTAATCGTCCTAATGCACGTTCAGTATCAACAACTGATTGAACTTTATCAAAGACTCCGTTAAATACGTGGTCATTAATAATAGATATAATCTCTGGATTATCTGATATTAGATTTTTACTTTCGTTATCCCACTCTTTAGCTAAAATGTTTATAGTTTTATCAAAAGATGGGGTATCTCTAATATCATCAATTGCCTGATTTATCTTAAATTCTTTATCAGATACACCATAGTTATTAGGTTTATATGTTGTTTCCTCATCAGTATCTATATCTAACGGATCAATGCCACTTTCTTTTATAAGCTGAGCAATTGCTTTAGGGTCTTTTTTAGAAATATCAATTAGATTGTTAAGTTTACTTTGTTCTAACAATCCTTCTTTTTCTAACATACTTACTATCTTAAGATTAGGACTTAATCTTTTCATCTTATTATGATAGTCAGCTCCTTTTTGCATTAACGCTATTGCATCGTCAATATTATCGACTTGCATCATTCGTTTGCTAGCTTTAAATGGTGCCATTATCCGCTTATATGCTGCTTCGTAATCAATTTCAGCTTGAGAAGTATCCTTCTCGTTTTTAGCTGCATTGGTATCTTCAGTAGCATCTGTATCTTCCGACTCTAACTCTATAGCATCTTCTAATGTTTCGTCTTCTAGTTGAGTATCCTCATCTAGGTCAGCTACTTCATCTTCTAATATCTCTTCATCAGATTCTTCCGTATTACTTTCAGACTCATCCGTTTCCTCATAGGGGTCGACCCCATCAGGAGTTACTTCTTCGTCTTCACTTGTTACCTCTTCAGAAGTTTGCTCTTCTTCAGGAGTATCAATTTCTTCAGTGTTTTCTTGAGCTTTTGTTTCTTCTGCTTCTTCCGCTGCAATTAATTGAGCTTCAAGTTCACCTAAATCTTGTTTTAGGAATTCTTCATCATCCATTCCTAGAGGACTATTTACTTCAGCCATTGCTTAAGTCCTCCTGTAATATTTGAGTTCTAGCATCTTCATCTTCTTTATAAGCTTGTTCTGCTTGTGTACCTCTAGTCAGTACACTATCAAAGAAATTACTTAATGCTCCAATTCCATATATCATATTATCTATAACAGCTTGTTGTTCTTTATTTAAAGAACTGGCTTTTGCCATAACTAATCTAGCTGCTTCTTCTTTGAAATAGTAATCTAGTATGACTTTTTTAAATTCTCTATTTTTAAAAAGTTTTACGCAACTATTTTTGACTTCGATAAAATGCTTAGCTTGCTGCATATTATCTTCTAACTCTTGCAATTGTTCTTCTGTGCTCATCGTGTGTCCTCTTATTGAGATAAAAACAAAGTAGTAAAATTCTCCTTTTTCGCGATTATATCACTCTTTTTTCAAAATTACTGCCGATTTAACATTGGATCGTTAATTATTGCATCTGCAAATTTATTATCCATTGTATTTTGTTGATCTACTTTTTTCATATTTTCTTCATGTTGTCTGCCAACTCCAGACTCTTGTTCAACAAAATTCAAGTCTTCTAAATCAGACTTACTATTTAAGTTTCTAGATTTAGATATTTCTGTTTGTGTCTTAGCTTTCTTGTATTCTACATCTACTGCATTCTCAGCTGCTTTTGCACTTTCATTTTGTATTTGAGCTTGTAGTAATTGCAATTCAAGTTGTGCTTTTTGTTCAGCCATTGGATTAGGTTGTGGCTGATATTCTTTAATTTGTTTTGCTAAATCAGGCATTTTACGTAATCTAGCAATATCAGATAATATTATCTGTGACATAGATGGGTCCATATTATTACCCATTGTTTGTAACATAAAAGATAGTTCTTGTGCTTTTTCGTTATCAGCCTCAGCTGTAGATATATTTAATTTAATATCATACATACCACCTAAGTCTTCACGATTAATAGCAACAAACTCTTCATTAGTTACTCTTATTATTTCTTGGTCAGATAAAAACTCTGCATTCATAGATATAATCTTACGACCAATTTGATTAATACCGTCTGCTAATCTTCTAAGTATTCCTAACTCACGTTTAGACGCTGCATCTAATGCACTTCTAATACCAGTAGCTGTATTACCTAATGCCGAGCCACTAATACCACTATTAAATGCTTTAACACCTGTCAAAGACTCAGCTTCATTGTTTTGAAGATTAAGCATGTTAAGAGCACTGTTAGGTATTTCAGGATAAGTATCCATATGAAATGCTTGTCTAGGGTCTACATTAGAATTAAACTTATAATCAGCTCCTTGTTCAAATTTACGAGCATTAGTAACATCTAATGCATCTTTACGAATACCCATTTGACCATTAGCAGACCTACCAATAATATCAATCATACC